GCGTGGTAGGGAGCCTGTCTGACAGGTTCAACATTGGCTATATTTGGTGGATTAGTCCATCCAAACAAAATAGCCACGCTCGAAATGGCTGATGCACCGATATCGGTCGCTTTAGCGAAGACACCAATACCAGGAATAGAAGACAGAGGACGCGCAATAGCGGCAACAGTACTAGCTATGCTAGAAACTGGGCGCTTGGCGTACTCGTCGGCAGATTTTGCTGTGGCAGCCTTCCACATCTGGGGCATCTTAGCAGATACGTCTGAAAGATAGCCCATTTGCAGAGGAGCTTTATGAGTTAGTCCAGACATCTGGACCTTCTCAAACCATACATAAACCTGAATATCTACGTCCTGGCCGGTGGAAGCATTGGCAGAAGCCAAAGGCTCAACTTCAAAAAGATGTAGGGTTCCCATATTAGCGACTTCGTTAGCTATAGTTAAATCTAGCCAATCGAGGTCGTACATAAAGGGAAAGACAATCTCACCACCCTGACTGTTTTGTGGCATTATCCACACATGCGGAAATTGTGAAAATTCGCAAGTGCGTAACGCCGCTTGAGCAGAAGTGGAGGATAGATCATACCCGAAAGCTTTTAAAGGTTCATAAGCTGCCAATAATGCCCCATAATTAAAAGGTGATGAATTAATCATCAACTTTATATGAATCTCGCCTTGAAAGAAAGCGAAATTCTCAATTTTCCTCAGAATAGGGGCAGCTGAGAAAAATGCCGTCCACACATTTGTACTGACAGTGGCTAAAGGAGTACCCTGAAGCCACGTTGTTGTCTGAATCAAAGTGGGGCGGGAAAGAAAATCACCCAGTTCACCAGTTGCAATTTTATCCATGCAAAAGGTGGGATCCAAACTCGATGGTTGCGTATACAACGCTTCCATTGAATTATCCGAAAACTGAGTGGTTTGTTGTTGCTGGGAATAACCAGTGACTAACTCTGATTGAGGTACACCTGTATTAGCAGGGACGTCGATAGGAGTAGCTGGGGTGGTTGTTCCCATTTGGGTGGTGTCAGAATTGTTAGAGGGCGGATTATTTACGTCTTCTCCGTTACCGCCCGGTGTAGGAGCGACTCCACCGGCTTGCACATAGCCTATTGTTGAGAGACCACACATGTGCACTGGACCTAAATAGGTCTGTCTCCTAAACGCCAAATTCGCTTCACGGAAGGGCACCCGGCTGTGTCCATTCTGTGGCACTATGGCGTCGAAATGGGATTCGCTTTGTCTCGCGAGGACCTCTTTCTCAACCTCTCCCTTATATTTAATCCTATACGGTTCTGACGCTGTGTTATATCGATTAACCAACTCATCCCAACTGGGGAATGGATTGGAATTGTCGATGTACTCCAAAAGTCCACTGTCGTGGGCTATGGAATAAAATTTCGCGCGTCTGTCTTCGAACACAGCCCGTCCATAGAAAAAGTAATCCTCCAAAGAATCCTTAATCACGGCGAGCATGTGTTGTTCGGGAACATAATTTTTCCCTTTGACACAACGCACCAAGCGTTTGCATATAGAATCGTGGTCTATGGGACCGACCACTGCGCCCAACTCCTCACTGAAAACGAAGCTCCTCTTTAGGAAAGTCGCTTCAGATATGGAAATAAAGGCAATGGATTCCGCTTCTTTATC